CCACGGATGCAACTGCTAACAATCCAGCCATCGATAAGGCAATCCAAGTTTCAACTCCCATGATTGCTCCAGCACCTAGAGTGCCGAGAGCGCCGACAGTAAAGACCGCAACCATGCGACTTAAAATGTCTTGGAGTTTTTTCATGCGACAAGTCTAGCGGATACCTTTTTCTCAGATAGTTTTTTAACATCCCGTATGACTTTTTGAGCGCTGGCTCGGGTCTTGCTTCTTGGCTCGCCGAACTGACCCGAGTTAATGGCTCGAGTGAGCAACCTAATTAGATGCTCCTGCTCTTCCAAAAGTATTGGCTTTTGAGAAAGTTGTTTTTTCTGTCGGCGCTCGGCTCGATTATTCTTTGAAGCAAGCCTGGACTTTTGAAGTTGAGTCAAGCAACTTTTATTGATTGGCGGTATTGCTTTGTTGTTGTACTTCACCCGATGAGTTTTATAGGACTCTCGAAGTTGCTTAGCAACATCGGCGCCAAATGCGTTCTTGACCAAGAACAGAAAGATGCCAGCGAATTCTGCACCGTGTTTAATTCCATGAGGTGCCAAGCAATGAGCCAACTCATGCAAGATGATGGCTTCATTCCTAGCCCAAGTGCCGAGTGTGATTCGACGACCCCCAAAGGCTTTGCCTCCGCCACGACCCGATTCAATATAAATCTTGCGTTCCCCAAATCGTTGCCTGAACCAAAATTGGTTACAGATAACATCTAGGTAACTTTGACAATCGTAAATCGAACTTTGTTTAGTGAGATTAAATTTAATCTCGGGAAAGTTTTTGCTACCTGTCTTTATGACAGTCTTTCCTGTGTCGTACAGAAAACGCTCAGCCGCATAGTGGCGGCTCTTTTGATTATCTCTCTCCAAAGTAGTCTCCTCTGTTAAGCCGCTTGCGCGACTGGTTGCTCTTTGTGTTCTTGCTTGTTGTGACGACCTAGGCTTTCAAAAGCCATTCCGCCTCGAAGTTGCCATTCCTTCTCACATATTGAACAGATGACGATTCTCATATCTGCCCCCTCTCATAACCCATTATACACTACTGGGGTTGAGTAATAAACCAAAACTTGAGTCGGCTCCGCTCAACTTTCCAGCGACACGCCACGATTAGGTGCCTGAAACTGCCTTTCTTGATTGGCTTTATTAACCCCCGTTTGGTATACTGGAGAAGTCCGAGAGGAGGACGAGATGGAAAAGTGTGTGAAGTGCGGAGTCGCCGTCGAAAAGATGGAAGTCTTTGAGGGTGGCGTTTGCTTGGCTTGTTATGCGGTGGAATTCGAAAAGGAATTTCAAAGCGCATTGAAGATAGCGAGGTTAAAGTAATGAAACATACTTTAACTATTAAAGGTGGGCGTAAACATTTTTACGACTCAGGTTCCTGCTCCTGTGGTCAATGGAGTGAGTTCTTGAACAGAGTTACTCGAAGGGGTGACATCAAGGGCAATAAGGAATTTATCAAACGGGGATTCAAACAACACAAAGAGGAGGCAAAGTAATGTCTAAGAACATGATTAAGGGCGCTAACTTAAAACAGTTAGAAGCCATTACTTCTGCGATGAGTGGTGTTCAAGATGGATTTGGCGCCGCTGGTGGTAACGAATGGGCAAAGCCACAGAAAGCAGACTGGGCTGATTTGGCTCAGGCTATTGACTGGTTATTAAGTTATGAGTGGGGCGACGATGTAGAACAAGGTCAATCCTACATAAATGCCGCTGAGTTCTTGGCTGGAGAAGCCTTAAAGAAATTGAAGAAGGACTATGCCAAGACCAACGGACTTAAAGTTTCCCAAGTGAAGTTCAAGAAAGCGGAGGAAATCAAATGACAGTTACAAAAAGTGATGTAAGGTCAGATTTCAAACACGCTCGCTTCTTAATGCAAGAGGCAGAGAAGATTATGAAGAACTCAAAGAACATTGAGGACTGGAGAGAATCTAGCGAGGCTGGTCAGATAGCCCTTGAATTATCTGCGAGCGCTTCAACATTCCTGCAATATGTTTATGAAAAAAGTAGCCAACAGTTTAATAACTAACCCTAGTTATGATATACTCAGATTGTCTTAGAGAGGAGACAAAATGACAAAGCAAGAAGGTCGTCCGTTTAATGAGGATGAACTCATTAACCAAATAGGTCGCATGAATGTTTTTGCTATCTCAGGTGGTCGCGTCGGAGTTATTGTAAATAACGAAGGTGAGACTGTCGAGGTTCAATTACCAGTATCAAACGGATACAGAGTTTCAATCGCTTTAGGTTGGAACGATACATGGACAGTAAGCCGTCAGTTCGTCCGTAAGGGCGTTGTATCTGACAAAGGCACTTTAGAAAATGTTTACTGCGAGCAGGTCGGCGAGATTGCTTACAAAGCATCTTGCTTCAGAAATGTTCAATTCGGAGAGAAGGAGAGCGCATAATGACTAAAATCAAAATCACTTGGAAAGCGTTTGGCGACCAGCCACAGCGCGGACGCTTTATCAGTAGCGTTGAAGTAGAACTGCCAAAGCAGGTCAGCGATGACTTTAGAATCTGTGAGGCAATCTTCAAGGTGACAAACCTTCAAGGTGAACTTGCCGAGTTTGGCGCTTCACTAGCGGAAATCAATCTATGGGAAACAATCGAATCAAAGTTGTCTCCAACTAGAACTCACACATCTCTTTCAATAGGCGATGAGGTCGAGATTGATGGTCGCGCTTATGTCTGCGCCGACCTTGGATTTATCAAGGTGTCAGACGCAGAGATTAGAACTTTCCCTGACGGAACAGTTTGGTCTATTTTGAAGAAAGCAGAGGTAAGCGCATAATGAAATTTTTAACTTACATCAAGGCTCCAAACACCACGACTGGAAATCCTCAGCGCGGATGGATTCTCTGTGACCAATGGGGCAACTTCGAAAAGTTTATAGACGAAGGCTACGAAGGTCGCGGAGCCATTTCAAAAGAATTATGGGATGGCGCTCAAGAGATACATAACGGTTATGGAATTGTGGTTGCATCAACTGAATACAAGCGTTGGAAAAAAATGAAGTCGGAGGTAGCGGTATGACTCAAGAATCAATTTCATGGAGCGAGTTAGCAGAATTGACTCACGCCACACAGGTAGAGAAGTTTAACTTTTGTACTTGTGAAGATAATGAAGGTCAAGAGAATCCTTACAAAGATTGCCCAATGACGATTGACCAAGCAAAAAAGATTGTTGGCAACCAGCCAACTTGGGCTTTGAAGAATATGGTCAAGGCTCTTAAGATGTTCCCAGCCCTTAACACCGCGGAGGATGAACTAAATCTGCAAGCGGCAAAGGTTGTTCTTAAAGAGAGGAACAAAAAATGACTCAAAATAACGAAGTCGTTAATAAGTGTTGGTTAAGACGCCGAGGTGATATGCGTGTTTCTAATTGGCATATAAAGGACCTAACATTCAAAGATATTTTTCATGTGACTCTTTGTGGAGAATCATTTTCTTTGGATGTAGATACAAAATGGGAAAACGATGATGACTATAAATGGCAATTTGGTCATTATTTTGTTCCTGAAAAGGTATGCAAAAAGTGTGAAAAAATAGAAAGTAAAGTATAATGGGGGTTTAATAAAGAGAGAGAAGGAAAAATGGAACACGCTGTATTAGTTCATTCGCCTGAGTATGCGAATTGGGTTTTTGACCCGACGCATCCAACTCAAGGGCGACGCTTCCTCCATGCCCGAAATCAATTACTACTGCGAGCGCAAGACCGTCATCTCAATGTCTATGAGATTGAACCTCAAATGCCGCACACCGATGACCTTCATTCTGTTCACGATATGAGTTATGTCTACGATGTAACTGTTCGCGGAGAATCAGCAGAGTGGGATGGACAACGCCACGACTTAGGCGACTTAGCCAAGTTATTCGCTGGTGGGACTTTGACTGCCCTTGATGCTTTGATTGATTACAAAACTAGATTGGCTGTTCACTTCGCTGGTGCAAAGCATCACGCGATGCGTGACTACTCAAGCGGATTCTGTATCTTCAATGACTTTGCTATCGCCGCTACCAAGGCGACTGAAGAGTATGACCAGCGCGTAGCCATCTTTGATTGCGATGCTCACCATGGTGACGGTACTGAAATGCTATTGAAGAAGAATAAAAATGTTATGACTTATTCAGTTCATGAGTATGGAATTTTCCCAGGCACGGGTTTGATGAGCGATTGGAAACACCGCGCTTACAACTTCCCGCTTGCATCTAAGTCGGGCGATGAAGCCTTGCTATCTGCTACCGAGGGATTCCTTCAGGCTTGCGATGAATTCCAACCTACGATGATTTTTGTTGCCTGTGGTGCCGATGCTTTGAAGAATGACCCGCTCTCATCCCTTGAGTTCACTAAAGAGGGTTACTTCGAATCCATGCGGATGATTAGGGAGCAATACTTCGACCATCCAATTCTCCTAGGCGGAGCAGGTGGTTACCAGCCTGACACGGAAACCCCTGACCTATGGGCGACAGTTGCCCTCGGACTTATGGCGGTTCAAACCGAGGTTGTAAAACCTTAACCGTTACGATTGGTGCCATGAACCCACCAAAAAAACTGCTGACACAAAACAGCGAGTTAAAGCCTGACGGAATTTTTAACTGGACTCTACCTGCCTTTGCAATAAAATTAACAGATGGAAGTAATTTTAATGTTTGTCCGCAAGCAGGAGCCTGTGCAAGTTTTTGTTATGCAAGAAATGGGACTTATCTGTTTAGCAATGTGCGCTCGCGCCATGTCTTAAATCTTGAATATGTAATGCACTATCCCGAACAATGGTTCGAGCAGATGTTGGCTGAAGTGCAAAAGCCAAAGATGGTTGGCAAGCACATTCGAATTCACGATGCTGGAGATTTCTTCTCTGAAGATTATCTCAACCTATGGTTGAAGATTGCTAGGGCAACTCCCGATGTAACTTTCTATTGCTACACAAAGGAAGTCGCTCTATTCAAGAAAGTCGTCGAGCCTGATTGCCCTACTAACTTTCGTTACCTTTACAGTATGGGCGGTAAGCAAGACCATCTCATCAACAAAGAAACTGACCGCCATGCTGAAGTCTTTCCCGATGATGTTGCTATTTTGGACGCGGGTTATATGAGCCAAGATGCAAGCGACTTATTGGCTATCACTTTGCCTAGCAACAAAATCGGCATACCCGCTAACAATATCCGCCACTTTAATAAGAAACTCGCTGGTCGTACCTTTGGCGATGTCCAAGATGAATTAGATGAAAAACGACGAGTGAAACTTGGTGGTGCATAGTGACTACGATTATTGCTGTTCAATATGATGACAAGGCGGTAATCGGAGCGGACTCACAAACTACTGGAGCGACAGGACGCAAAGCCTCCCACGCACAAATGGTCAAGGTGACTCAGCGCGGAGATTTTATTGTCGCTGGTTCGGGTGAATGTGCGCCTTGCGATATTGCTCAACATATTTGGGTTCCTCCAGTACCAGCCGCTAAAGACTGGAATAACCTCTATCACTTTATGATTGCCAAGGTCGTTCCATCTCTTAAGGCTTGCTTTAAGGAGAACGAATACAAATGGGATGTAGAAGATGATGAAACTAAATTCGCTTTCCTTTTGCTTATCGGTGGAGAAGTCTTTGAGATAGCCGATGACTTTTCTGTTTGCTTAGATGGGAAAGGGTTCTATGGAGTCGGCTCAGGCTCAGATTTTGCAATAGGCGCACTCAGCGCTGGAGCAACGGTCAAAGAGGCTCTGAAGATTGCTTCAGATAATGATGCGTTTACATCTGCCCCGTTTATTTACCACACCCAACAAAAGCGTCAGAAGGTTGCAACTCGACCTAAAAAGTAGTATCCTAACCCCAGTTGTATAAGAAGGCAGAGATTCTGCTGGACGGGTGCAACTAGAGGGAGGTACTTATGAAAACAAAACAAAAAATAGAAATACAATGGGAACACAAACCAACTAAACCTATTGAAGAAATACGGTATACACCGCAATTCCGTTTTGGCGAAAAATTTGTAGCCATTTTGCCTATTGGTTTAGTTCACAAAAAAACAGGTATCAGAGTAGTAGTTCGCCAAGAAGTTAAAGAGGGTGAAAAAGTACCTGATAATTATTGTTGGTTTTATGTTCAAGGCACTAACGCTAATAACATCAGTTATGAATACCGCTATAACGCAGGTATTGGCGGTCATACAAGAACGACACCGCTTGGCAAATCTTCTATCGGTCCTTGGGATTCTAAAAGATGGATAGAGGATTACATAAACAAGAACTACATTCTAGGAGAGGAATAAATGAACGAGAATCAACAAGAACTGATTGACCAAAAGTTCAGTCAGATTGTAAACAAGCCAACAATCAAGATGAAGCGACCACCATCAAAGTTCCCTGAACTACGCTATCTATGGGGCGCTACCTTGCTAGGTAGTTTTATCCTGATTGTCATTAGTTCGGTAGTTACTACGATTATCGAAGCCCTGTAATCCGCACACGCAGATTACGCGGGACTCAAAGTAAGTTGGATTAGGAACGGGAATCACTCGGTAGCAATCAGCCGAGTGGTTCTCGTTTTTCCATATATCGTTCGGGGTCATAAATAGTTAGCGCCTTTGCTATTAAGTGAGGTTGTAAAGTCTTTGCATGATGTCCGCAAAAGTAAAGGTCACCATTTAGAAACGAGGCTCCGACCTTTGCCTTGGCTCCGCATCTATCGCAATTCTCGAACACCTCAAGAGGCGCTTGAACCATTGCGGTCATTTCTTTTTTTTCGACTCAGGTGGATATTTCTCAATCCACTCTTTGATTCTTCCGTCTTTGTAAAGTCTCACTATCCAGCCATCCTTAATCTGCATTGGATTAAATGGGTGTTTTGTTTTAGCGCTTCCCTTTGTCATTACTTAAGGCGCCCTGCATTTGTATCTGTGACTGGACCTCCGACAATCCAAGCACGGCAAGTTCTAGCGCTCGCACATTTGAAATCGAAAGCCTCGCAATATCCCAACTCACCTGCATCGGTTACATCCCAAGCGGTCTCGCGGTTATCTCCTCGGGCTAATCCGCCTTCGATACATTGGAGCATCGCTGAGGTTTGGATAAACGCCGCACAGTTGCCGCATCTTTGTTTCATGGCTTCCTCGGCGCTTACGCCCCATTCAGCCCCCATCTTTGTCCAGTAGTCACTATTAGGCTCGGACGGGTTCAGAGGACCGTAGGAAGCCGTCTCAATGGCTTTGGCACGGTTCTCAAGGTTGGCTCTTACATCCTGTGTCGCGGTTGGGCATGAAGCCTTCAATAGTGCGGAGACTGATGGTGTAAGAGACATAAGAGAAGCGTATCAGGCGAACATCTGTTCGAATTGTGTGCCACAAAATTCTTTGTGTTTCGGGAAGATTATTAACCCCCGTTGTGTTATACTGGGTGTACAAGGTCGAGAGAGGAAATAATATGTCTGAGAAAGTCCATGAAGTAAAAATCCAGGATTACTTAAACGAAGGCGGTTCAATAGTTATTGAGCCTGAAAAGCAAGAAGTGAAAGTAGGAGACATCTTCTACACATCATGGGGCTACGACCAAACTAATGTCGAGTTCTACAAAGTAGTTCGCGCTACAAAGTCATCTGTATGGGTTCAGGAAACAGGTCAAACTCGAGAGTATTCGGAGTGGGGCAACGGTGATTACTGGACAACTAAATCAACAGGTGAAGTTGGAAGCCGTCAGGTTTACAACTCCGAAACTGGTGAATATGAAGTGAAGTATCCACCAATTACTATGCACCGTATTCAGTACGGCTTCGGAAAGCCAGCAATCAAAATCAGTTATTCATCAATAGGATGGTTATGGGACGGTCAGCCAAAACAGGCTTCAACTGGTCACTAATAGATTAGATTATTAACCCCAGTAGTGATATACTGGGGTTGTTCTCAGAGAGGGGAATCAAATGGCTCAGAAAGCAGTCAAGAAGATTGGTCAGTATCGCCTTTACAAAGTAGAGGGATACGGAATTTACGAAATCTACTACGGCACAAAGGCAACTGGTGTTCATGTAGAAAACATTGCTAACAAAGAAAACTTTGAGTGGGCTGTTGGCGAAATTAAGAGAAGCGTTCAACAGGCTGTTAGAGAAGGCTACGGAATAGGGGTAAGCAACTAATGGCTCTTACATTTGAAATCGAATACTTTCGATGGACTTGCGATTGTGGCAAACGCGGTAAGTTCTTAATTTTCAACAAGGCTTGCCGAGCATCCGACAGACACATCAAAGAACATGAAAGAAAACTAGAGTGGGGTTTTTCAACTAACTTATCAAGGGAGGTTCAATAATGGGGTGGGATGTAACTCAGGTCGGTAGCAACATCACAACTCGCAAGTTCGTGGAGCATGAAATCAAACTTTCATACGACGGAGTTTACGAGGCAATCAAAATTGTCGAGGGCAAGAATCAATACGGGCAAAAGGCTTTCTATGTCGCACTCAGGAAACTTGAGGACGGCAAGGTCGTGGCGCTTGTTTATCTAACTCGACGCAAGAATGGTGCAATCGCCATCAAGGTAATTGGAGAATCATCAGGTCCAGCACAAATCGAGGCTCCAGCATCTTTCATCGGGTTGCTATCACCAACTCAAGATGAATGGGCATCGCAATGGCGAGCAGACTGCATCAATCACTACATATCAACTAAAATTCTAAAGGGGGTTTCATAAAATGGGGTACACACATTACTGGACAATCAAGGAAGAACTCACACCCGCTCAATTTAAGGAGTGGACTGAGGGAGTAAAGGTAATCGTCGAGACTGCAATCGAGGCTGGAATTCAACTCGGCAACGGTCTAGGTTTTGATGCACCAAACATTGAGGAGACTCTTGTTGCTTTCAACGGTGTTGGAGAAGGCGGACATGAGACTTTCGGAATCAGACTTGGCGACGAAGGTTTTGATTTCTGCAAGACAGCAGAAAAGCCTTACGACGCTGTTGTTACTGCAAGCCTTATCCATGCAAAGAAAATCTTTGGTGATGCAATCGAAATCAAATCAGATGGCGACTGGGATGACTGGGCTACTGGCAAGGTTTTGTACGAGACTGTCTTTGACATCCAACCTGAGAGCGTTATCGCGTGAGCGACGAGATACTCGATGAACTGGTGGATGAGTTTGGCACGGGGATTCTCTCGTCATCTCATCCACACACAGGTTTGACCTTGAGGCAATGTCAGATTTTGTATAACAAGTACGGACTTGAAAAAGGTACTGAGATAGTCAAACGATGGAAGAAACTTAATGCAACTCATAAAACTCCCCATTGATTCGTTTGACCAATGGAGATAGGTGCGATGCTTTGAATGACCGAGCGATTCTCATAAAGTGCTAGAAGGATTGCCTCGGCTCTATCAGGAGAAGCAACGCCCCTTTTCTTCATATCTATCTTTGATTCAATAACAACTCGACCCGAGGCATCCGATGTATATGTCGGACCTGCCATTTGAGATAGCACGAACCTATCTACATTTAATCTAATATCCTGTTTGCCATCTTTAGGTTGAACCATCTGCCGAGCGTTCCACCACATCTCTGCTCTTTGATTCTTGAACTTGGCTTGGTCTTTAGGCTTCTCGGCTACATTGACTGCGATGATGTCAGCCGATAGCGCTCGCTCTTTGCACCATCTATCCAACATGGAGACAACGCCCCAACCTAATCCAATGGTATCGACCTTAACTCTAATCCTGTCTCGTACTGCTCTCTCTTCGTGCAACTTGATACAGGCTTCAATCTCTCGCATGACAACACCCGCGACATCAACTGCGTTAGCATTTTGTTTACCCGATGAGCGATGGACAATGCTTACCGCTCCGCCATCTAATCGAGCAATAACGAATTCATCTCCACCATCTGATGCAATATCAACACCAAGTTTAATTATCTTAGATTCAATCGGCTCTTCATTCTCTGTTGCTAACTCAGCCCATGCAAAAGGAATTACCTTGCCTGTGCTTGACTTAGGGAACTGAGCATTAACACGGGCTTCAACGAATGGAGAATCCTCACCGAACTCGGAGATAACATCATTAACCCAAGTTTGGTCTACGAGGTGCGTCTTAACTTCGTGGGCTTCTATGTAGTCAGGACATGAGCGACATCTGCCAGTTTCTTCACCCGTAAAGTTTGGTGTGTCAAAGGCGCTAATCGGAATGATGTTGTAAAGCGGACTCGAGCAGATTCTTTCGAACCATGTTTGCTCTGTATCTGTTGGAGGGTTACCGAGGACAAGTAGTTTCGTATTGCCACCCGTCATAAGCGACTCAAGGGCTGTACCGATTGTGTCGGATAAACCTCCAGCCTCATCAACTACGACGAGCAAGTTAGGTGCGTGGATACCCTGAATCGCTGTTTCATCATGAGCGGCGGGACTAAATCCATATCCAACTACGGTGCCATTGATTTTCCATTGAACCGTGTCGGCTTCTCCAGGTAGATTGTTTTTTGCATGAACTCTTCGGATTGCCGCCCACATAATGTTTCGAACCTGTCGGTGTGTGGTCGCTGTTGTAATTGCTACCGCTGTTCCAGGTGCGTGACACGATAACCACCAAGCGACGGCTCTAGCGGCTAAGTGAGATTTTCCTGGAGCGTGACAAGCGGGAACTACCGTTCTTTTATTTGTTAGCACGGAATTAAGAATCTCTTTTTGTTTACTCCATAGGGTTTCATTCAACCCTTGCTCAACAAATCCAACTGGGTCGTTCTGCCATCTAGCCCACGGGTTATCTAATTCAGCATCAAGGATTACCAATAGGGCATGACGCTCATCAGGTGTAAGCATTGCGAGCAACTCAGCCTGTTTGTTTGAATCGCTTTCGAGGAACTTATCAAGAAGTCTCTCGGTCATAAGTTAAGCGCTCTTCGTTTTACGGGACTCGAGGACCTTGGCTATCTTCTCTTGTAGTTCTCCCATGGTGACTGTAACTCTAACCTCTGACACAGAATGGCTCAAGACTTCTTGCTTATCGACTCGACCAAAATCTTCAGGGACTTGACGCTCCAACCACCAAGCCGATGCTTTCCAATCTCCTTGACTAGCCGCGCTGGATATAACTGCAACCTTTTTAGCGATTGCCTCCGCTCGCGCCCGTGTGAGAGACTCCAAAAAATTCAAATATATTTTCTCCTCGGGTTTAGGTTTAGCATCAATCAGGGTTGCCAACCTATCTCGCTCTACCATTCCACGGCTCATCCAGTTATAGAAAGTGGACTCAGAGATGTTTACCATCGCTACCGCTTTGTTTACTGGCATACCAAGAACAATGAGATTGATTAACTCCTCGCGTTTAATATCATCAAGGAGAACTGTTGTTCCTTTAGGTCGCCCCTTTGGTTTAGCGGGTTCCTTCTTTGCTACTGCCGTTGCCACTAGAACTCCTGCCCTATGTACCAAAACCCTAAGTCAATAGTCCAATGGTATTTATCGATTGAGAAACCAAGGGCGAATCCACTCACGCGTCCCCAAGCGAACCAGTATCGTCCTATCTTTTTCTCCATAGGTTTATTCTACCCTCTTAACAACTAGAGCAATAGTTATACGCTCGAATGTTATCAACACCAGTTTGGAACTCTTTACCGCAATGGTAACAACTGACAGGCTTTGTTTCAGACTTGCTCTCCACTTTGGTTATCTCGAACCCGAATAGTTTCATTTACTTCTCCTCGACTTCACACGCTTCAACGGGGATAAATAATAACTCAGCGATGTCTCTCCAGCCATTTATCGTGTTCGCCCATTCGTTTAAGTCCTCGCTGTGAACTCTCATATTGTGGTCACCGACTCGGATGGTGGTGCGACCCACAGGAATATGACCAGGCTTAGATTTACCCCCTGCGAGAATCTCTGCCACTTCTTCAGAACTAAAGCCTGTTCCCCGCAAGCCCGTACTCATAAGAAGTTTGTTCAACTCCTGTGGGTCGTATGTTGCCAAGTCAGAGGTTCGATTATCGACGATGAGGATTTTGATTTCCTCTATCTCATCAACATCAACCCAATGCACGGCAATTTTCTCCCACCCTAACTGAAGCGCACCTTGGTAGGTGTGATTCCCTGAAAGAATATGTTTGGTTGCTTTATTAACTACGATAGGTCGGTACTGCCCCATGTGTGTAAGGGACTCAATGATTGCACCGATGTCGCCTTCTCTTGGGTTAAGCGGATGAATCTTAATCTCGTTTATGGGGACTGTCTCTATATCCGTGGCGCTAACTTCAGAGCGCTCACCGCTTGGCTCAGCCTCAACTGGTTGGCGTTCAGGTAATCCCAATCGGGTTTTAATTGCCTTGAGGGCTTTTTGTTTCGTCGGGAACTCTTCGTATAACTGCTCACGCCAAGCCTTGTAGACCGTACTCTCAACCGTAAACCGCCAAGCGCTAACCTTTACTTCAGGGTCGCTAGGTAAAGGCTTAGAACCGCCCACAGGGTCTTTGTCTTGACCATTCATCAGCCTATCTAAAGTCTCAACCTCGGCTTGAGTGAAGCCCGTTCCCTCGAGTTCGGGAAGTGTGGTCAATAGACTCTTGAGTAACGGTTCGTTATATGTTGCTAAGTCGGTCAGGCGATTATCAGCCAACACAATCCTGCGAGCGCTCTCTTCATCTACCTCGATATAAGTTATCTTGATTTTTTTCCAGCCGAGTTTCTTCGCCGCTTTGTAAGTGTGGTTACCAGCCAAGATGAAGTTCGTTCCGTACTGAACAACAATCGGACGGTATTGACCATGGGCTTTGAGTGACTGAGCAATCGCTTCGATGTCACCTCTGCGTGGATTCGTTGGATAACTCTCAAGTGTGTTGAGCGCTACTGAAGCAACTTGTCCAACCTTTATGTTTGCTTTCATTAAGCAATAGGTTTCGCTGGTCGCCCTCGTCTACGAATTAGTTTGCCTTGAGCGTCGTACTCAGGTGTACGAGAAATATCATTGCGGATGATTTTGTAAATCAACTGCTCGGATACTCCCATTGCTTCAGCAATTTCACGATAGGTGATGCGCTGTTTACGAAGTCGAAGAATCAACTGCTTACGGCGTTTGCCTAAGTCTTGAATCTGTACCTGATGGGTACGGATGGCATCGGTAAGTAACTTAACCTCGTCAAGTCCTTTGCCGTCTAACTCCGTTGCTTCCATTACTGTACTCATATAACTTCTCCCTCTTCGAACAGGCGTTCGACTGCATCATCAAACTTAACTTTTTTTTGGATGGAGTTTGCTGTTGCAACAAATTCCAATTCAATTTTCATAATAGACTTCTTGTACGCAATTAACATTGCGAGATAAAACGGCAGTATAAAAAAACTAGCAATCGCTAATCCAACTACTGTCCACATTAAATCCCAGTTCATATTGTCCTCTCCTTCTTAACTCCTCGTATGTAAACGACTAAAGAATTTTTATCGTTCTGTGGTGGCAGAAAAATTAACGACTTAACAAACTTTGAAGAATCATCAGGAAGAACTCCTGCGTCTACAAGTCCGTCAATCGCCGCCTTCGCTGAGGGATTACACGCCCCTACATCTTGTAAGCGACCACCCTTCTGATGTGGCTCCACCGTAACGGTAATCCACGCCATAGGAGGTATCTTCTCATATTTAGCCAAGAGTTGAAAACCCGCTCGCCAAGCCTTTGTCTGTGCCGCTTGCTCCCACCGATTGCCAGCGCGTTCAGCGTTGGTGAGCCAAGGTCGCTGATTGTACTCAAGACGATAAATCGTCTGCTCGGCTTCATCCATCTGACAGAAACATTCCATGACTTAAGCATGAGGGTTTGTCCTAGTCATGTCCAGTTGGGTTTTCTGTCCGTAGTTGTCGATATTCCACCAAGCACCAGTTTCATCTTGAAATGGAATCTCTTCAGCCGACTCAACCTTTTGAATTAGGTATCCAAGTTCACGGGCTTTGGCTCGATTAGATTCAACCCAACCATGACACCCGCTAGTCCCAGTACCGCAAAGAACAATTAGGTTCGCTGATTCATGAAGCATCTCATTCTTTGAGCCGCCCATCATTCGAGGACGGCGATGATGAACTGACATTGGAAAACCTAAGAAATCTCGATTACATCTTTCGCACTTATAGAAAGCACGGGCTAGGACTGCCCATCTAATTTCTTCAGATACTCGGTTAGGTTTAGACTTTGCCATTGGAGTCTTTCATCTGCGATGGCGTCCAAGCAAGCAGGGCATACCTCTGAGTTCGTTTGAACCGCCATCTGCTGTACCAACCTACAAATCGAAACATCCTCATGAGTCAGGTGCCACCGTTCCATTATCATTTTCCAACGGAGCATCTCCACCTCTGTTCCACTTTTCAAGTAATTCTTTTTTAACTTGTGCTACAAATTCAGGTGAGGCTTTTTTCTTTTCTAACTCTTGGTACTCAAGAGACATCAGCCTTCCGCGCTCGCGCTCTCTCGAGTCGGCTAGTCTACGACGCCATTCCCGATTTATGTGTGCTGGAGTAATGGCTGTGTCAAGGTTTGAATAATGCCAAGAAACAATTTTCTTTGCTTCATCCAAAGGTACATCTGAATCAAGGGACTCAGCCCATGCACGAACCTTTAACTCATCGACCTGAATTCGTAGGTCATAGATTCCAATAAATCCTAAAAGGATTGCGAGGTCAGAGAGCGTCATTGCGGAACTTCTCTGCCAAGTCGATTGCTCTAATTGCTGATTGCTCATGTTTTGTTTTAACTCCTACTCCTCTGAGAACTAAATCCATTTGACGCATTGAGGGAACTGTCCCGATGTAATCTAAAGCCTGTTCAATCTGTTCGGCTGTGTACTCGCGCTTCTCCGCGGCTTGGCAGATTGCTAACAAAGAGTGCCACGCACTTTTGCCCAAAGGTTTAACTCTTTGCTTCTCCCACCATTTTCGAGCAACTTGTTCAGAGAGCGGGATAACTGCGATAGCAGTTTCATCGCTCTTTGTTGTAGATAGGACGGATGTATAGGACGGATGGTACGGAGTGGAGTTGGGGAGTGAGGGGGTCAGAGTTGGGGAGATGGGGGTATCTGAGTTGGGGAGTTCTATGTCTCCTAAACTTTGTTCCTCCCCAACAGAGTTGGGTAGTTTCTTCCATATCAACTGATAGACAGTTGCGTTACCTCGGGAGTTTCCCTTAGTAATAATCTTCAAGTGTCCATCAGCAATCATCTCGTTGATGACCTTTCGGACATACTCAACAGAGCAACGACCCTTGGCTGAAAGATTTGATTGAGATGCAAAGAAGCGACCATCATCATGAGAAATATCTGCGAGCGCTAGGTGGATAAGTAGGCGAGTCCCGTCATAAGGCGAGTCCGACCAAACTTTTGTTATCCACCTGATACTCACAAATTACCTCCACAATGCGGACAACATTTTTTGCGTCCTTGTTTTTCAATGACCCGACCTTGTACACAAAACACATCCACATAAACTTTACAGCCGTTACGAGTTTCTTTTAACCTCGCTATGCGTCCAGTTTTATGAAGAACGGACAATACACCCGAAGCGGTTCCATGGTGAAGTCCAGTTATCTCAGAGAACTCTTTCCAAGTTAAACCCGCCATCTCTCGTTGAGATAGAAGGTTCAAGGCTTGCGCTTGACGCAGAGCAGTCTTACCTGACCTGTCTGCGTGAAGCGCTCGCTCCTTTGAAGTATCTGTTCCGCTGTGTCCCGAGGTTTGGTTATACGGTAACTCGGGCTGGTTCAATAATGCTGACATCTTCAATTTCCTCTTCCAACTTTGTTGGTGTCAATTTAGATTGTTGCTCTTTGAACTTGGCACGGAATTGGTCAAGAAGCCCAACTGGGTAAGAGTCCTTGTTCGCAGTTATGTACTGACCGACTTCAGATAAAGATTCAATCGTGGTCGATTGGTTAATTTTTGCTATGACTGCCTCGGGCGCTAAAACATCTTCAGCGCTTGAGCGTTCATAGGAATGTGCATCAGGGTCCACCTCATCGGTTGGAAGTGATAGCGATTGCAGTAGCGCAGTACGGAAAGCAACTGACATGGCTTTGGCTGTTGCCTTATCGCCTGAGTCCATCGCTTCGCCAACTACCGTCGCCTTAATTGCATCACCGTTTGCTCCGATGAATGTGTAAGTCACTTTGACTCTGACATGACCCATAGCAGTTCGGTTCCGTCCAATCTCAACTGTTTGATAGTCGTACTCTTCAACTGAAGGCACGATGACTACACCAAACTTTTGAAGTGCTGGCGATACAGCATTGACAACAGAATCAATTCCTCGGAAGTTAAATCCTTGGGCTGTGTTCTTGTCCTTCTTTGCGATTGCTCCAACTGCCTTCATGATTTCATTTAGCGCTTGCGCTATTGGTAATTTGTTTTCCATGTTCCCTCTCTCTATTCCGCTATTACAAACGAGACTAAAACTTCAGCGGGTACAACTTTGACTGAAGGAACAATTTCGCCTTGGGTTGATATTACTTTATCTTCGGACTGATTCAAAGCACCTAGGGCTTTTTTATCAATTTCTTTTTTGATTCGAACCAACTCGGGGGCATTTGTCTCAGCCCATTCGAGGAACTTAGATTCATCCTCAATATCGAACTTGACTCGACCTGAGATAGTTTTGATGGTGCCGTGGGGCAGGACTATGCTTTTACGGTCCTTGAGGCGCTCTGTGAGGGCGTAAGGGCGTAGGTTCGCCTCAAACCATTCAGCGTCTCTTTCGAGGTCTGTATTGACCTTCTCTAGCCATTCTGCGACCCTCTTGATTTCTCGGTCAAAGATGGCTTTGTTATCTGATTGCTTGCGTCGAATAGAGGCAAGTTTTCTCATTGCCCAATCTGCCTTTGAATCGTCATCAACGACGAATGGCTCACGGGCTGGTTCATCAATGATTTCAAAATCATCAACTGGTCTTACTGATAGTGCGTTGTCCATGCGGACTCCTCTCGTTATAGGAGAGGGTACTAAACTGGGGTTTAGTTTGTCAAGCCCTACAACCCGATAACTTGTCCAACATACATTGAGGCACCGACAACCGTGCAGATGAAGAGCGCTCCAACGGTACGAATGACCCATTCGGAGCGACTCTCCATCTTTTCAAGACGGTCTGTAATGTGTTCCATGGCTTGCGTGACTCTTTCAGAATCAGAGTCGTAAACATCTTTGCGAAGATAGGTTTGGCTTACATTTAGATTCATCTGCTTGACTTCCATAGTTAGGTCATCAAGCCGACGCATAATCTCTCCTAAACTTGGCTTTACTTCTTCGCTCATCTTTATGCCTTTGCTCTTGCTTCGTCTGCGGACTGAGCAACTGCTTGGAACTTAGGTCGTCCAAAACCAACAATCGCAACTGCGAGATTAGGCTTGAACTTGTTTCTGTTCTTTTTCTTGTAAGCGCGGATTTTGAGACAAACTTCTCCGCCGTTGCGTTGGTCGCCTTTTTTATCTGAACTCGTATTTCCCTCTATGCAGGTGACCGTGCCGTCATTGTTGTCTTTGACAACAATTCCAACATGGCTAATTCTATCAACTCCGTCGGCAGGGAAATCAAAATAAACTACATCTCCCGCTTGTGGCTTTGCATCTTCGCCCTCAAACCAAGACTTTGCCTTTTTGAAAGCATCTGCTCCCGCTGGTGTGTAAACGGTATTTGGAATTTCAACTCCCGCTTTTTTACCGCACCAATTAACGAAGGCTCCGCACCATGCTTGGTTGGCTTTCTGATACTTGGTTTTATTCTCGGGAACTGCCTCCTCGATATAGCCGACTTCTGCCGTTGCTATCTCAACTAAGCGCTCCGCTGTTCCTTGGGGTGCTGGCATTTACTTCTTCTTTGCTGTTTTCTTAGCAGTAATTTTCTTGACTACTGCATCGGTAACTCCGTCGGCAATCTTGCCAAACGCAGGGTCTTTAGGGTTAGCCGCTCTAATTGCGACTGGGAGAACGGCTGAAACTCCAGCCGCTAAAATTGCCTTAAGTGCATCGCCATCAAGGGCAAGGATGTCCCCGCCTGTAATCATGAAGGCTGTTGTTACTGCCGCTAAAAAAGACCGTCCGTATGAAGCGAGCATTGCTTTAGTCTTGCTGTCCATTGTTTCTCCTAAATGTAGGTGGATAAATTCTAACCTATGGTTTATGAACCTAAGTTGCTATATCTCCAAGGCATAAAATATCAGCCCCATTTGTAAGGACAAAAACTGTGTCCCCTACCTGTGGCGCATAACTATGTAGATATTTTACTGAAGGCAAAGTATTTGTATCTCCCGCTATTTGAATATCCACCCTTTTTGGGCTGTTGTGAGAGGCAACTACATAAGCCTGACGGAGCCTAAGAGTTGGAAAAGTATCCGTGCCTTTGATTTGATTGACTAAGTAACTCAAGTCCATCAGAATCTCCTGCTTCTTCCAACTGCGTTCATTGTGCCACTTGCCGCTAGAGGGATTGAGATAGCATCCAACATTAGGATTTTATCTACTCCAACTGGCGAGCGCGTGACCTTAACTAAATCATAGACATCATGAGCAGGGTTTACCAACTGGTCCCATGTAATTTTTTCTGAGGCGCCGATGACTTTCTTTAACTCAGCCGCCGCCGCTTCTTGAGCCTCGGCAACTGTCAAGATTGTGGGAGATGACTTGAAGAGCGGGACTTCTCCGTATGTCTTTCGGTAGGTAGGTGAACTCGGGTTGTCGTCCCAAGCCTCGCCGATAACTCCAATACTTAGATTGGTTCCCTCACCTGTGTAGATGACTCCGTTATAGGACTCATCGATTGACAGGGAACGAGCAATCTGAACAAGGACTGAATCGCTTCCATCTGCATAAGTAGCAACCGCGGTTCCCTTATCAGGGTCAGGGATTGGTCTCATGCGAGCAATGCCGTTCTCATCAAAGTACAAGTCCATAGAAGCGGACTCAGCAATCTTTAGAGCCTCACGCCAAGGGTCACTTGACTGGTCGAGAGTTGGATATAACAAAGTTGTTACTTGGTTTGTGGCAGGAAAGATAGTTTTGACTTTTGGATAGCGGTACTTGAGGATGTTCTCAATGGCTGTTTCTTTTGCCGTACCAGCCTCAATATAAAACTCATGGTTGGTGAATTTAGCCCTAGCCAAAATAAGACTTCTATCTGAGCCTTTGATTGAAACTTTAACGCCTTGAGCGCTTTCGGTTATATCGACGCTCGTAATAATAAATACGCCAAGGGGAACTAATTCCTCTGTTCCGTCAGGGAAAGCAATTCCTCGGTAAATCTTTACCTCACGGTTATATGGCAAAAGAATAGAAGAAATGTTATTTGTGGGAACTAAGGTTCCATCGGTATCTACGAACTCCAAAGTACATTCACGGCGAATTGACCGACGGTTATCAATGGTTACATCTCCGCTGATAGGGGAGGCTGTACTCAAGATGGTTCCGTTAGCCATATCGTAAATCTCAACTTTGACTGTTGTTGAATGAGATTTCCGAACTGCCTCTTTGAAGTCAGCCGAGACTGGATACATTACGGCGCTCCGACCTCGAAGTAAGTAACCTTAACTCTACGAACTAGAGAGTTAATGTTTCCTGATTCTACCCAGTTTCTATCTACAAAGCGAACATATTTTTGGCGACCTAAAGGGTCATGGACATGAAGCGTTCCTTGATAAGTAAGGACTGGATATAACTCATCCCATTCGGTCTCGCCAGTAGTAACAAACTCATAAGTGCCATCAACTCCGTAAATGGATTGAGACACAATTACAGTCTTGGATGCACCAAGCGGTTTGAATACTCCATACGCCTCAACAATCGTTGAGTTCAATGGTTGCAGTACATCAATACCGACAACTTTAATTGTTGGGCTTTCGGGTGCAGTAAATGACCAAGTTTCAGGGTTGGTAATTTGAATTGGCACGGTAGTTGTATACCCCGAGGAAATTGTTGCCATTAGATGTCAGCCCTCGCTTTCGCACGATAAGTAACAGTTTTATCAAGAGGAACTTCATAATCATTAAGTTCAGCAATTTGAGTAGCGGTAGCGGTTACTGGACTATTTCTAATTGCTGTATATGTAATCGCATCATCGGAGCGCTCAACATCAAAGACGAAAGAACTAAAGCCTCCGCGGGTAAAGACTGGTTCATCTCCAGCATGGAAAGCAATCTTGTCTACATAGTGAACTCCGCCTGAACTTGCGCTTACTATCTTAACAAATACTTGAGCGTGTGTTGCAGTAGGTGGAGCCAATACTGTTGCGTTTGCTGTAACAAAGGCTGAACTCGTTGCGCTAACTGCTGTTCCGAAAGTTGTACTGATTGTTGTACCAGTTGTTGTTAAGTATCGAATACCAACTTGGCATGAACGAGTAGTGCTACCTGCCTTAAAATCGGCAATGGCTGAGAACTCTTGGTTCGCTGTGACTAAAAATTTGGTTCCAATAGTAGTTGATGCAACTGCATCACCAGCGGCACTAGCAGTTACTTGTAAAGAAGCGCTACCGATTGATGCTTGAGCGGTTGAGCGAGCAATCGCGCAGTTAGTTGTTGCTTCCCATCCCGTTGTGTTTGTTTCAAGGGATGCTTGGTTTGGGGATAAAACATTAGTTCTTCCGAATACAGTTACAGTTACAGCCCCCTCAGTAGAATCATAAAAAGCAGTAATTAAAGGCGTTGCTGGAGCATCAACATCAATAGTGAACTGACTATAAGCCCAATCACTAAAGTAGTTTGAACCATTAACTAACTGAGCAACTCGAACATAGGCGCGATAAGTTGTTCCGTCTGCTAAGTCTGCTTCAAGAGTTTGACCATTATTGCTTGATGTAACAATTCCTGTTGAGACCGTTGGCGTTGATGTGTCGGCGCTAAATGATGCACCGCCATAAGTTACTGAGTCAAAGACTTTAATCTCATAAGCATTTTGCGGGTCTCCATCTGCGTCAGCATAAGTCCAAACAACTGATGGGAATGTTGTATCTGTAATTGTTCCAGTAGGGGCTGTCACGGTTACTGTTGGCTGAGTAGTTGTAACTACATCGACAAACAACTCATAAAGACCAGCACGGTCAGCGCTTAGTATTGCGTTATCAGCAAACTTAACTACGAGGTTATCAATTAGAGTTTGACTCCAAGCCTCACCGTTTGGCGCTGTTGTAAGTTTTAGAGCAGTATCAAGGGTAGTCAAAGTAAGAGTGTTTGCTTTTGAGAAAGGAACTGAGTAACTCACGGTACGACCATTTCGGTCTGTGATAACTCCAAGGCTCAACTCAATAGAACCTGTTGCTCCAATAGTTGCTTTTGCCCTAAGATTTACATAGGCAACCTTCTCGGTAGCCGCCAAAGTTTGTGTGCCGAACTCGGCTTCATAGGAGGCTGGAACTGTTGTACTGGTACGGGTTATGTAAGTTGAATTGCTGTCATCAGCAAGCGCGGCATGAACTGAAGCCGACCCGCCTGAGATAGTAAAAGCCGAGGCGTTGTTCCAGTTTGCGTTAGGGCGAAGTACATAAGTAGCCATTATTTGTTAGCCAACTCCTTTGCCAATATAGCGAATGTTTCTTGAATTCTTCGGGTAATGATGTCACCCTTTTCATCTATGTCTTTTGCTCCAGTTGTATCGACATTTACAACAAAGGCGCCTTGTTCAATAACAATGTTGTTTCCGCTAACTCCGCTGATTCGTGCTTGCTCATCGACAACCTTAGCGATACCTAATTGAGCATTAGCAATCTGTTGCCCGAACGCCGCGTCAGAACCAAACTTACCAATCGCCGCACCAGTAAAACCAATTTTTTGAGTCAGTTCATTGATTTGAGCAATCGCGTCGGCTCCGCCACCAAGAATTGACGCCGCGAGTTGAGCGCCCTTAATTGGTCCTGATTCAACTAAATCTTTAATAGCACCCGCGTCAAGACCTAATCCTTGGAGAGTGAGAATTTGGTTTGCAAACTGTTCGCTCTTATCCAAGCGCATCCGCATATTTTCAATAAGGGACTTAGCCTTTGGAATAAATCCATCAGGTAACTCAACTCCCTTGAGACCAGCAAAACTTAGGATGGTGTCTTTAAGTGAATCAGCAAACTGTTTAGCCGCATCTTGTAAATCTGTAAGCACATCACGCATTGACTCAATACCAGCGGTCATCGCATCACGAATCTTTTTCATCAAGTCCGCTGAGTTTTGAAGTTCATTGAGTGTGGCATCATCCTCACCATTCATGCCCTCTAAAGCCTTAGCGCGTTTTCTTTCCTCTTCAAGAACATCCCCAAAACCTAAACCTTTTTTAAGGTTTTCTGCTAAATCGCCAAAGGCATCGGTTACTTTTCCAAGGACATTGCCAGTAGTAAATGACTTGACTGCTGAAGCAAAACCAAGAATTGTTTCGCCAGCCTTTAGGCTAAGTGAACTTAGGTTCTCAACTAAGAACTTACCGACCTCAACATCTTTAAGTCCTTCCATAACATTGACTAACTTCTCAAGTTGTGGAATTGCCATGTCAGCAACACTATTTATGAAGTCGCCTAAAATATCTCCAACTTCTAATTCTTTAAGTGAGGTTACAAAGGTACCAACTTTGCTTACCGCTCCACCGATTGTTTTAGAAGCGTCTGAAAGCATTTGAACTAACTCAGTTCCTAATTTAATATCGCCAGCCTCAATAATTGTTTCGCCAGCCTTCTTAGCAAAACCGCCTACCTTTGTTAAAGCGTCAGAAATAGCCTGAACTAAACCTTCAGCAATAGGAACCTTAGTAACTTGAAGAATTGTGTTACCAATTTTTTGAGATACGGCACCGATGTTTTTAAGACCACCTGAAATAAAATCAACTAAGTCAGTACCAAATTCTTTTTCTTTTAATGTACTGGCAGTTTTGCTTACTGCTACTAAAGCCTTTTGTGTTGTTTCAATTTTGGTAATCAAAGTGTCAAGGGCTTTGTCGCTGATAACTTGCTTAGTAGCGTTAGTTATTGATGTTGCAAAAGACCGTAAAGGTTTTGCGGCATTATCGAAAGCGGTTTCAACCTTAGTTCCAAAACTGGTTATGTTTGCCGCCGCTTTGTCAAGGGGCGCCGCTAACATCGCACCAATTTTAGGTATAAGTCTCAATCCGTCGGCAATCTCTGTAATAAAATCTGCTACACCTTTAGCGGCTGACCTAAAAAAATCACCAAATTTTTCTAATAACAACGCTAGTGTTGCTGGTATAAAGGCAAGGGCTTTGCCTACTCCTTCGGCAAAGTTATTAAATAAATCTATTCCTGCCTCAAGGGTATTGCGGTTACCCTTTAAGAAATTAACTAAGGCTCCAACTAGGGTAGCCAAAAACCCGCTAACTTTTTCAACTAAGGTGAAATAGACGCTTGCAATGAAGTTAATAACCTTGGCTATTCCCTTACCAATAAACGAATTGGCATCAAGCAAGTCGCCCAAGAAACTAATAAAGATTCCGATGTACTTAAAAATACCGCCGAATACTGTGGCAAAGGCATCAATCAAGAAATCAAGAACCTTGGCAATCAACATACCTACCAAGTTGTTTGTATCAAGAAGGTTACCAAGGAACTCAATAAACATTCCGATGTACTTAATGATTCCACCGATGACCGTAGCAAAGGCTTTCCATAGGAAGTCAAGAATCATTCCAATAATCTTGCCTACTGTTCCATGAGTATCAAGCAACATTCCAAGACCCTCTAGGAAGAAGCCAATAAACTTAAGGATGCCACCTACAACTGTGGCAAAGGCTTTGAACACAAAGTTGAGGACTGCTCGAACTACCTTACCAAAGGCTGTCTGTCCGCTGGTTACATAAGCCAAAGCACTTAGTAACATAATAAGAGTTTTGACTACACCTTGAATTGCTGTAAGCGTCGCTGTATAAATGAACTGGAATACAGAAATCATTGTTTGACCGAAAGATGTTGCTGGAGATATTGTGGTACCGAAAGCAATAAGAAGATTACCAAGCCCAGTTAAAATGAAAGATAAGGCAGTACCAACTACTTGAGCAACTGAGTTAAATACATTTGTAAATACTTCTCGGAAAGTTTCGCTGTTCTTCCACGCATAGATGAACGCCGCTACGAGAGCCGCAATAGCAACTACATATAAAAAGATTGTGCTTTTCAAAATAAGCATGGCTTTATTAAGAGCCTTGACTGCCGTTGCTTTTAAGGTAGTAGCCGCGGTGGAGAGTCTTGTCTGAATTGTATAAGCCATAACGCCGAGAGTTACTGCCGCTAAAGCCGCAACTACAACATAAAGAACAGTTTTATGGTCTCTAAAAAACTTAGTTAATCTCTCAATAAGAAAGGCAACTCCAGTAATTGCCTTAGCAAAAATCATTACTGCTACTGCCATTACCGCGCTAAATGCTTCGCCAATTTTCTTACCAACATCTAATAAAGGTCTAAGCGCTGTAAGCAAGCGTCCCATTGCAGTCTGCACTTGGGATGAAGTCAAAGCCATAGCAAGAAATCCAACGGCAACTGGGTTAAGCATTTTAAGAAGGCTTCCAAAAATAGGGACTGCACCAAAAACTCTTGTGCCAGCCATGGTTGCAAAGGCTGTTCCAAATCCCGCGACAACAGGAAGAATCATTTCAAACTTACTGGCAAGGTCATTGACCTTAGTTCCAGTCATGTCCATGCCAGCAATAAAATCTGAGAATTTATCAATAGCCGCCGCAATAGGGGTTGTAAGTTTTACAAACACTTTTTGTATTGCTTCAAGGATTACTGAAAGTTTTCCACCTGACTCAATAGAGTTAATAATTGTTTTTTCAAATTTGAAGGCTGACTTAATAATTGGTCCAAAGCCTTTTACTAAAACTGCTCCCATGCTGACTTGTAGGTCATTATGCAGGTCACCAAACATTGTGATGAGTTTTGCTGGTGATTCCATAGCCAACGCATAGGCGCCAGCCGCCTTGGTTCCTTCTTTCATAACAAGATTGACTACCGCTTGACGGCGTTCAGCCATCGTTAAATCTTTAGCCGCTTTTCCGATTGTGCTGGCATATCTTTGATAAGCGTCAGAGGCTCCAGTAGTAATACCAATTTGACGCAATACTCTTGTGTTACCAGTTGTTACCGCAAAGGTAATTGACTGAAGCGCTTCTTCGGCAGTCATTGAGGATGCTACCGATAAATCTTGAGCGGTCTTTGCTAATAATGTTGCCTGTGATAAATCAATGTTTGATTGAGCAAACTTAAGTGTTGTCTTTTGTGCGGCGGCGGCATTTATTCCAAGCGCTCGCATACCGTCGGATGTTGATTTGAGGGCTTCGTATCCCTTACCGCTGGATGCTCCAACTGCTTCAAGTGCTAAATCTAAGCGTTCAACTTCCGCCGCCGCTTTGAAAGATTTAACACCGAAAGCAATAAGTCCAGCAATAGCCGCACCTGAAGCAATACCGATGCCTGTTAGTGCGCCTTGTAATTTAGATGAAGCCTGTTGGAACTCATTAGCCGATTTAACGGCTCTATCCATACCTTGAGTAAACTGGGCTGAGTCCGCCGATAACCGAGCGCGGACTTCCATGGTTGGTGAATCAGCCATTTATCTCCTAGCCTTCGCTCTTCTCTCGGCTTTCTCGCGCTCTTTTTCTTTGAGAAGATAGAACGCGTTCCAATCGGTTAATTCCATACTGCTAAGTGGGCGGTGGGATTCACTTCCGTAAAGAAGTTCTCCCACCGTCCGACCTAACTTTTCTGCTAGTTCAAAAAGAAACCGTCTTTCAGGATTCTTGAGGAAATCGTGCCTGTGATTCTTCTACCGCCTTTTCGCCAAGACCTGAACTGCCAAGAGCCTTTGTTGCCAAACGCTCAATGACTGCGCCATTCTTTGAAAGAATCGCTTCACGGTCTTGCTCGGTAAAGACTGGTAGACCCGTTTCAGGGTCAAACACAGTTGCGATAACAGTCTTTGCGTACATATTAGAAACATCTACCTTATCTGCCGAGGTTGCCCCCTCAGTAAGTGTTGCTCTTTGTCCTGCTGTCATAGAACGAATCTCTACTGAAACTCCCCATTCAGGGACTACCAATAATTCCTTCGTAATATCGTCAGCCGAAAATATCTTTCCGCGTAAATCTGCCATTTTGTTCTCCTTGGGACACTAGGTTGGTCACGATAAATTATTTAGTTTTTTTGAATCAATTCCTATTATGAATAGGTACCGCGTGTAATGGCGCCTGTCACTTGGAACTCTGCTGAGTATGACACTACATCTCCGATAGCACCACTCTTCTCGTAAGAAGTCATTAGTGCCTCTCCTGTGTACTTGACATACCCTGCTGTTGAACCTTCAGGACCGTACTCGAATGAAACTGACGCTGACTGACCAAGAATTGCCGCCAAGTGAGCATCAACTGTTGCATCAAAGTTTCCTGAAACGCTTAGTGTTGAATCTGTTAGCCCGACTACATAAGACTTCGCAGACGAACCGAATGTACTGGTCTCGGCTGTGTCTACTGATTGTGGGAATCCAACATCTGTTAGTGTGTTTGAAATATCGGTAAGTGTTCCAGCCGCATTGTCTACCTTGAATACGGTGGATTTACCATGACGAAATGTAGGCATTTTTTTTACCTCCTAGTAAAAGCCACCACAGGGGTAGCCGAGCCTGTCGAACCTGCAACCGTGTAGTTCACGCGTAGGTATCTGTTTACTGTTGTGCCACTTGCGACCTCAACTCTTTGTGAGGTTTTCTGAGTGCTTGTAACGGTTGTGAAAGTAACAAGGTCAGCAAAAGTTGAGTTATCTGCTGAGTGTTGAATCTTTACAGCGATTGTTCCGTTACGGGTATTAACTGGAACTGACAAGAATCCCGCTCCGCCATTTAAGGAAGAAGTGGTGTTATCTACGCCTGTTCCATTTCCAGTCGCAGTTACAGTCGAACCTGAAGAAAGAATCTTCCCGTGTTCAACTGCATCTGTTGATTGGAATTCTGCGCTTGCTTGGACAATATCCGCGATGGCACTTGAGACCTCGTAGGATGTATCGTCTGCTTGTAGCATGATTGCTCCAGCGCCATTTGAATGACCTTCAGGAGCAACGATTAGTTTAAGTTTTGTGGCTGAACCAATAGTGCTTGAAAAGAATTGGTCGGTACCAACTGATGCTGTTGCTTCAAACATCCCTGATAGCGAGACTGTTCCATCTCGATGACCAACTACATAAGACTTTGCGCTTGTTCCAAAGGCACTTGTCTCGGCGGTATCAATGCTTGTTGAAGCGCTGACACTATTGAAATAGGTTGAAAAGTCATACTCATCTATAAAGACATTGACATTTTTACCGTGGCGGAATGTAGGCATTATTTCTCCTCAACTGGGCGTTGATGTGGGGTGCCGTCTTGAACAAAACCATCGCCATCGCCATCTTCGGCATCGGCATCAAAACCCTCTTCAACAGCAGGTTCTACTACAACCTCTGCAACGGGTTCAACTTTAGGTTCTTCAACAACAGACTTTTCGATTTTCTTTGCTGGCTTATCTGTATCTTCAATGATTTCTGAATCTAAAAGCCACTTGACTGATTGTGCTGGAATATCCTCAACAATATCGCCAACCTCAGCGCGTTTGTTGGGTGGGTAATCAATACCCTGTAAGACTCTATAACGAGCCATTCAAACCTCCTCCGATACGGCACATGGGTAACCCAAGTAACCGTCAGGTCACTCGGACACGGAAGAGACGAAAAACTCGGGC